TATGCTCCTTCTTCTTTTTTGTCCTTGAGAGTTAGTATATACATTACTGAATTTCAGAAGCTTCCAGGTAAATAGATTTTATGATAGATTTCAATTGAGATTTATCATGATTATTTTTCATATCTTCTATATATCTCTGTAGAGTGGTTAGGGTATCTTCATGCTCTAACATTTCATCATCATTTTTATCCAGCAGAATTTGAGTATCTTCAATAATCTTTAGATCATGTACTCCGATGGTATAAAATTTTTCAATTACTTTATCAAAAGTATATGAATCAGTTTTCTCTTCTACAATTACTTTAACATAGCTATCTGCATATTCTGATATATCTACTTTTGTATAATCATGCTTAGTATCATCATAATAAAATTTATTAAACATTCGATATGGATTACGAATAAATTTTAATTTTCTAGCATCCAGATCATATAGATGAAAACCTCTCTCTTCATTGTAATCACTCCAGGTCATTTCATAAGGATTGCCAAGATAGTAAATATTATCACTTCTAGATTTGTGGTGAAAATGACCCGAGAATACTCGTTTAAATTTGGAAAATATATCTCTATCTAATCCACCCTCAAACATATGTCCTGGATGAGCTTCAAATCCATTAATTTCAAGGTGTCCCATCAATACTTCTGATTTAGTATTTTCTAGGTGATTCATCACTTTAAACTGGTTTTCCGAATTAATCCATGGAACCATTGTAATAGTATTGCCTAGAACATCAATATCACAAATCTCATCGTATACAGTGATATTGTCGTATGAATGCAATAGTAATTGGGGAGTATTTACACGATTAGTATTTTTATAATATGCTGTGTGATTACCGACAATCATATGAACTTGAATACCAAGTTCTTGTAGTCGATCATAGTAATGTTTTTTAATACGATCCCATGCAAGAAAGTCAATAGCTTTTCTGTTATCAAAGGTATCTCCAAGATCAAACAAAATCTTGATATTATTTTTTTCTAATGTTGGAAAAAATACATTATCGTAGAATTTTAGAAAAAATTCCCAGAATGCCTGAGAACCTTTTCTTCCGTCTAGATGCTGATCGGTAATAATTGCACTATTCATCGGTTGTTACGATATTCAAGATTTTCTTTAATGCTATTCATATCAGACATATTGAAACCCATAATATTATCATCTGCAGCAAATACTTCGTCAAACCCAGATCTTTCTAGTAATTTAGTTTTAACTTCTAGCTGTTTCTTTTCTTTTTGAATTCTGCGAAGAAAAGCAAAGTAAATGATCTGTGTAAAATATGCAAAAGGATTAGTAGATTTCTCTGGATCAAAGTTATCAATATACTGAAGACAGTTTTCTATACCATCACAGATCATATCATCCTTAAACATGTAATTGACAAAATTAGGACGATATGATAGGTGAGTGGCAATCTTTAGAAAACATTCTCCAATATAGTTGGGAACTCTTGGCTTTTCCCTACCTTCTTCTCTTGATAATTTAACTTCTTTACGATAAACCATTAAGGCATCTAAGAAGTCCTTGTTATTTACATAGTGTTCTTTTTTCTTCATTAAAGGATTTGTTTCTGATGATACCAGTATAACACCTTACCTTAAAGTTGTCAAGGGGTCAGGGGGGGGGGGGGGTTGACAAGACCCTGGAATGTGTGTATAATAACTCTGTCAGGGTTCAGAAATTAGTTCTTTAGAGTACTTAGAGACCTTAAGAATCAATATTGAGTTTAAAAGACTTCTCTAGAATCTTTCTAGCTTCTTCAATTTTATTTTTAAATCCTAATTCCTTATCTAGTGATACTCTATTGTTATCTTCTTTATTAAGGTATTTTTTTAGAGTGCTACGATAAAGAGTTAGGATTTTATTATCTGCTTCTCCAACTGTAAATACTTTATTCTTTTCAATAAAGAAGATATCTTCCATGGAGAATTTAATCCAGGGTCTCATATCAACTTTATACATTTCTCCTGATGGAGTTGAAAAGGGTTCTACAGTAATTTCAAATGGATTCTCTACGATAAATCCATCTTGTTCTTCGCATGGAACTACACTGCCGACTAGTTCAGTTCCATCTACTAATTTGATGATTCCATAAAATTCATTCATTTTCGTTCTGTTTAAAATTTACTGGAATTATTTCATACTCAAAATTTTCTTCAGAGTAAGTTTTAATTCTTTCTACTAAGTGATTTAAAGTGTAATTTCTTTTTTCTCCTTTTGAGAAATCGTCTGCAATGTCAAATAATTTTGCTTTTGATTTATTTTCTCCTTTTCGCAATACTCTTCCGATTGACTGGAGATTTCTAACTCTTGATTTACTAGGGGAAGCAAAGATAATGTTATGTAGATTTCTAATGTTAATACCAGTAGAAAAAGTACCGTAAGAAGCAATGATGATGGCATTTGATTCTTCTTCTGTGAGTTTTCTTATTAATTCTCTTTCTTCTGTATCTACTCCACCATAAACAAAAAATACTTTTCGTTCTTCACCTACATCACTATTTATTATTTCATGAAGTATCTTGCCATGTTTTTCTACCATAGCAAACAGAATTAAAGTGTTTCCTTCTTGATTAATGGCTAATTTTTTTATGTAATTATTTCGTCGTTCATGGCGACAAATGTAATCTATTTCTTCTTGATACGACTCAAATGACGAATATCCATGTTGTAGAAGAAGAATGTTAATTTTGAGGTTTGACAGGTAGCCCTTGTCTATCAATTTTTTGGTCTTAATAACCTTGTTAACAGGACCGAATAACCCCTCTAAAACGAGTTGATTTGTGCTTGACCCATCCAGAGTACCAGTGAACCCAATTCTAAACTTACAATTATGCAGTTTTGTCATGATAGACATTAGAGACTTAGCTTTGAATTGATGAGCTTCATCTCCAATTACAACATCATACTTTTCAAAGAATGCTTTGGACAATTTATAAATTGATTGCCAAGTAGTAATAGTTACATTTTTATTAGTCTGTTTTATTTTTCCTGCATAAATTTTGTGTGCATCATCTCCCCAACCATAATCTTGAAAATCTTTAGACAATTGTTCAACAAGAGAAGTAGTTGGAGTGATGATTAATACATTCATTCCTTTGTCAGTATAATATCTAACAATGCAATAAATCATTAGAGATTTTCCTGATGCAGTTGGAGATAAAAGCAACTTACGATGGTTTCTTAGTGCTTCGTAAATTGCTTTGTATTGGTAATCTCTTACTTTGAATGGAATTCCTAATGTCTTGACATAATCTACTAATCCTTCTGGAGTAATCTCCTGATTGGAATCTTTAGGCATTCCATAGAATTTATTATCTTTGTCAAGATAAGTATATCCTCTAATGCATAACCATTCTACTAAGTAATCATATAATCCAACATATATGAGACCTTCGTGTGGACTGAATAAACGAATTTTTCCATCCCACAATCTATTTTTATATTGAGGCATGAATTTTGCATTGGGAACATCAAAAGTAAAATACTCAGATAATTCGTATTTTATATGAGGTTCACATTCTACAGACAAATAAACTTCATTTTTCTTTTGAATAATAACATCTGCCATTAAATACTTCCTTGCATAAATTTTTGCCATTCAATGCTATTTTTAATTTGAAATCCCCTAGTATTAATATTACTCAGAATACTTTCAAGTAAAAACATCATCTCCTTATAATAATTTAGTTTATTTTGTAATGACTGAATTTCTTCATCTGATTCAATATAAAGCTGAATATCTTGCTTCAAGATTTTTAAATCAAATGGTTTTTCTTTATATACTTCTGTGCCTGCTTTGCCAGTATAATACTCAAACTTTTCTCTGAGCATTTTTTTGTAATCTTGTTCTCTCTTGATTTTAATCAATCTTACATCGGAAAGAAAATTTAAATATTTGCTATGTAATTGAGGAATTTTAATAGACTCTTGATCTAATAAATCTTCATCCATTACAGAGTCTTTTTTCCATTCATTTTTAATAAAGTCAATGTCGATCATAATTTCTTGTCATTAATATCGTATATATCATATATAGTATACTTAAAATTGGCTGAAACTGTAAAATATTGAACGTCAGTAGATGTAGATTCAAACTTGAGTGGACCTATATCTGTAGGAAATACATCCTTAAAAACTACTTTAAATTTGTTTTTGAAGTTGGAATCTAGAATGAATAATACAGCATCACTGTAAGTTTTATCTTCTAGATCTTCTCCAGGAAGTTCTGAAATATCTTGTAAAGAATATGGATGACCTAGTTTTCTAACCCAATTATGGAGAGTAATATAATTACTCATATTTTCTTCAACAATAAATTCAATATTTAAATCTTCAAAAGAAATTTCGTCACCTGGATGTGGAATTGCATTAAATCTAGTTGATTGAGTTGCTACTGATAATGTAATTCCAGGAATATTAGCAGACTGACAAAAGAAAGATACCTTTGGATATTTAATTAACTGAAATTGAAATCCTATTCCAGTTAAAAAATTAGAAGGACAACCAGAGTTGTTTATAAAATTAGCTGTCATGGTTTTTATTTATATTTAGATAAAAAAAGAGGGTCCGAAGACCCTCTGAGAGATATGTGAACGATGGATCACATTAGGTTGATGACTCTGGTTCTTCTGTAGTAAACGTTGTCGTTTGCCTGTAGAGCACCAGAACGCTGGGTTAGACCGCCTGCGAATGGGTTTGCAACCATGCCGTAACGGGTCTTGAAGCCAATCTTAGGCTGGAAGGTGTCCTGACCGATAGAACGAACCATCTGGAGAGGAACGTAAGGGCAATAGAAGAGACCTGCATCGTATGCGTTGGTTCCCTTATAACCCATTACATAGTAGTGATCGTTAGAGATGTTTGCTGAATATGGGTCAACATATACCTTGATACGACCATTGATTGTACCAGCTAGAGTTGATACGGTGTCGTCTGGGGTATCGTTAGGGTTGAGTAGTGGGGTGTAATCCATTACCTTAGCAGCAGCTAGAGCACTTGCAACGTCTGCAGAGCAAACGATGAAGTTACCCTTTCCTCTACGAGTCTCATGACCGATTGCGTTTGCATCACGCTCAATCTGGAATAGTAGACCCTTGAACTTCTCAACTGACCAACGACCATTGGAGTCAACGTCGAGGTCGAAAGTACCAGCGTTAGCTACGTTATTCTGAGCACCAGGCTTAGCAGTTACGTAGATGGTACGAACAACTTCACGGTTGATTTCAGTTAGAATCTCTGAGCTTAGAATGTTAGCTAGCTCAGTCTCAGCATCAAGACCATGGATAGCCTTGAGGTCTTGTGCTAGTTCTAGGGTGTACTCAGCTTTTAGAGCACGGCTCTTTGCTGTTACAGTTACCTTCTCGATTGAGAAGCTCATTTCACGGAACTCAGATCCGCTTTCGCCTAGAGCTTCAGCAGCGTTGGTGTTCATGCCACCAACATAACCGTAATCACCAGGGCTTGCTGCATTTAGTACGCCAGGGTTGGTTGCACCTTCGCCAGTTGCAGCAGAGTATGCACCGCCAGCAGCAGAGAAACCTGAAGGAACTTCGTTGAAGAAGGTCTCGTTGTCGAATACGTTTGGAGTAGCACCGTTACCATTACGGTCAGTACCACGATGAGCACGCATTGCGAAGATTAGACCAGTTGGGCCGCTCATTGGCTGAACACCGCAAATGTCATAAGC